TAGTCAATGGTGATCGTTACAGTTGTTTGTCCAATACAGCTAGTACCACTACCTCCTGCTGTGCAAGTATGAACTCCGCTACTTAAACTCGTCATACCGAGAGATCCTGCTGTGCCACCTGATCCCACTGTTGTTTGCCCTCCAAGATGAGGCAATGCAGAGATGCCTGATGATGGTGTTATCGCAGAGGGAGTAGCATCACCTACTGTCAGTGATTCTGTTAATGAAAATGCAGAGCCAGCACTTGTAATAGCCTTATCAGTTTGTATCAAAGCTGGCACTGAATCGGTCAACGATCCAACATTCAACCCACCTATAGCTCCAGAAGTTGTAGATCCTCCAGAAGTTACAGAGGGAGTAATATTATTACCTGATAGAGAATAAGTCGTTCCAAGCTTATTTGTAACGCTATATGGCATATCTACAGTGATCTGTGCAGATGTTGTGAACTTCTGAGTTATATCTGCGTATGAAGCAGATGGTGTAATAAAAAACAAAAATGGTAGAAGTTTTTTAATCATGTGTTGCTGATACCTACTTTGGAATCTTTGTTGTCCTGTATGCTTATTTTACCTTTTACCTTCTTGCTGTCGTTATTCTTCTTAATATTCAAGCCGTACTGTGCAGTTACGGCCGAAAGCAATCCAGCAGCAAAGGTGGTATCAATTTGCCTAGTAGGGTTGGGGTTAAAGTATGACCAGGAAATTACCCCTAAACTCCAAAAAAGTATAATCATCTGAACCACGTTGGCTATCAGACTATGACCTTGTTGTTGTTCTTCCTGATCTTCCATAAAAGGCAACTACCTAAAAGTGTGAGGAGATAGCGTTTTGAAGGCTAAGTATAGGTAGTCATGTCAAAATTAGCAAATTTTGATATGTTTGGAAAGTAACATAAAAATTATGTCTAAGTTTCTAATTGGATTGTTTATCAAGTTTGGTAAATCTGAATCCTTACGCAAAGCTGCCTTATCTCTTTTAAAAGATTTAGTTTCCAAATCTGATAACGATATAGATGATGCAATCGTGAAGATGATTGAAGAAAAGCTATTTCCTGTCAAATGACGAAAGAAAGCTTTTTTGATATAGAATTTGAAACTCCTCCACCTGAGTTAGAACTTTCTGTTGAAATGAAATGTAGAGAAGTTATGAATAGTAATGATTTTGATGATATAAAAAAATATTGTGTACATCTTATTAGATATCAAATGAGACAAGATGTATTTTTAACTGGTATGCTTGGTCGCCTTGCAGAACTTGAAGCTTTAATAACAATAAAAAAAATGAGAGATGAAAAAGCAAAAAACAAAACTATTGGTCGTCAGATAAAAAAGTTCTTTCATATTCCTTAATTTCTTGCATTGTAAAATCCTTGACCTGTAGTTTTGGTATCTTATTTATTTCATAGTTATGTTTAACAATAGCAGTCCTTATGTGGTCACTAATCCAATCCCCATCGTGAACTGTAAGGTCTGCTCTAAAATCTTTAGTTATATATATCTTGTGATCTACACCACGAAGTTCAACGTCTAGTAATAATCTTACTAATCGTTTTTTTCTAATTTCTTTAAGTTTTTCAAGTTTGTTATAAGAAGGTCTATCTTTTCTTCTCATTTTTCATAAGTTGAAGGAGGAGGTGTGAGCCAATGACGCACACCATTGATAATTTTAAATCTAACCTTTAAGTTAGGATCTTCAACATAATATTTAGAAAGTTTTGTTTCATTAGAAAGGAATTTCATCAATGTCAGGTTGCTGGTTTTCTATTTTCTGCGGATTAATATTACCAAACAATCCGTATTGTCCGTCAATACCTTTTGCGTTTATGTAGATACATTGTGTTTTGACTTTTTCTTTTTTCTTAAAGTCATAAACTTCACCTTGTTTCTGCTTGGTATAGCTAAGAGCTTTTAAATGATCTATAAACTCATTAAGAGACTCTACAGGGATAGTTAAGGTAAGTACTTTACTATCATCATCATCATCAAATCTGTTGTCTCCAATAGACCATTTGATAGGTAGGTTTAGTGCTGGATTAAAGTCAGGCATCGTTAAAATAGGATTTAAGTAAATTGTTAAAAAATTGATTAGTGGTAATATTGTTCATTTGACAATAATCTCTAATCTTTTGTGAAAGATCGTCAGAGGTACGCAAACTAAATACGTTTCGATTCCAATCTTTTTTCCGTTCTTCTTTTCTCTCTAGTAATTGTCTCATAATTTCAGTACCAGAGAATT